TGCCGCGCACCCAACGATTTGAATCGTTGAAGCCGCAAGGCTGCAGGTCACGCGTGATGCCCATCTCGTGCTCAAACAGCTTGCGCCCAGGCTTCTTCATGATCTCATCCACCACCGGCTTGAACTGCGCGTACTTCTCAGGGATGGGCGTGCCGTCCTTGCCGTAGTCCTCGATGGCCTTGTGCACGTCTTTTCCATAAATCGTATGTTGCGTTTCCTGAAACGGATACCGCTTTAATACTTTGACCTCGTGGTAGCGGCGAGCACACCCCTCGAAGTCCTTGAGGCTGCTGTGTGACCATGTAACTTTTGTCATTTGAACTTCGCTGATTGGATGGCCTTGGCGAGATGCATGGCGAAATCGTGCACGAACTTCTCGTTGCGATGCAACTGGTTGTCCATCTCGTAGAGGATGGCGTGCACCAGTTCGTGCCAGAAGGTTTCGCTCATCTGGATGTCGCTGTACTTGCGGCCATCGACGTTGCTGGTCTGACCGATCTGGATGCGACCGGCTTCGTACCAGATGCGGCCACGTTCACGCGCACGCTGCATCGACTGGATGATGTCCACCGAATACATCTTGTCGCCGACTTTGATGCGGCGCGGTATTGGTGGGGCTTGTTTGCTTGTCATCGTTTCTCCTTTGTTGTTGGTTAACCCTTGGCTAGTCCGTAGCGCCTGTTGTAGCCCACATCAGTCTTGAGTGGGATGCCGGGGAGGTACGGCACAGGCGCGACCATCTGCGCGAAGACCCAAGTCTTCGCGTCCTCCGCCTCTTCTTCAGGCACCACGGCAATCAGTTCGTCATGCACCGTGCCTACCAAAGGGTACTTCTTCGCAACCCTTAGCATTCCATCGGTCATCACGCACCGCGCCGTGCCCTGGACAATGTTGTTGGTGACCTTGCCGCCGTACAAACTGACGCGCTTGTTGCCGTCAGCGTAGGTCCACACGACCTTGCCACCATCGCCCTTGTCCGGGCGGAGATCAGGATACCGCATCGCCATACCGCTTGGCAAGATGATTTGCTCCTTGCGGAAGGTGATGCACTTGTGCGTGTACTCCTTGCCCTTGTACAGGCTGTACTCGATGAGTTCCTGGCACAGGTTCCAGAACGCTACCACGGGCTGCGAAGCGGCCCGATACCTGTCGATGATGGCCTTGGCTGCGAGGCAGTGGATGGCCAGTTCCTTGTTCGTGCAGGTGTGCGGGATGCTCTCCATGCGCTTGATGTTGTCCTCCCAGGACAGGAAGCGGTCTACATCGGCGGCTGTCACGCCCAGGGTCTTGGCGTCCTTTATGGTGTAGCGCAGGGGTGCTGCGCCCAGGAACCCGGTGAGAAGCTGCGCAGCGAACGACGCCCACCCCAACTGGTAGCCTGCGCCAAGCAGCGCAGACTTGGCGGACTGCCTCTCTACTGGGTGGCTGTCCTTGTTCATGCCAGGGATGTTGAACATCTGTGCGCCAAAGGCGGCATACGGGTCACCACCGGCACGGAACACGTCTAGTAGAGCCTCGTTATCCGAAAGAACCGCGAGGACACGGGGCTCGATCTGCGAAAGGTCACCAGCAACCAGTACGTGCCCCTGCGGGGCCATGATGGAGTTTCGGAGGAAGCTGCCACGTTTTAAGTTCTGCATGTTGATGGCGCTGCCCTTGCTTGCCGTCCACCGGCCAGTGCCTGCGCCGAAGTAACTCAGCGGGACCGGTAACCGGCCACGCGACGCGATGTCGAGGAAGCGTTGTGCACGCGTGCGCTCACTGGTGGACTTGACCTTCAGCCGCGCTTGGCACAGCAGCATCACGTCTTCGTTGTCGCTGTTGAGCAGCGCCTGAAAGAGGGCATCATTCTTCGCAAGCGCGTACGTTTCAAGCCCCGTGGTCTTGCTGGTTTTGATCGGCGGAGGAACTCCGATTTGTTCGAGGAGCGCAGCAAACTTATCATTCGACGCAAGCGCAGCTTCATCCACGCCCAGCCTCTGTAGTAGTCCTTCACGGGCATTCCTTTCTTCTTCGATGGCCTTGCTCAGCATCTCCTTATCGAGTTCCAGCAGCGGCCTTGTGTACATCTTGAGCGTCATGTCGATGAGGCGCAACTCCTTGGCAGGGTAGCCAGGAAGCAGCCGGTCGAAGATGCCCTCGCACAGCACTACATCGTGGGCGCAGTACTGCGCCAACTCGTCTTCTACTTCCTCGCTGATCTCGTCCAGCATCCCGTCTGTGCTGTGCACCGCCTGACCCTTGGGCGGTAGCCCGAAGTCTTCAGCGAGTTTGGCCAGACTGTTGCCGACCTCGATGCCGCGCAGCGCACGAGCCATGCTCAGGGTGTCGAAGATAAAGGCGGGCTGAACCCCGTAGCGCCAGGAGAGGATGGTCACATCGAACTGGGCGTTGTGTGCCAGCACCGCCGTCGTTGACCAGTCGATCTGTTCAGCCCACTCTGCGATGGCTTCGCCGCGAACCCACATGGGGTAGGCGTCTTCGCCTACCTCTTTCCAGCACAACCCCCAAGCCTTGAAGCGGGGGTCGCGTACATATTCTTCCGTGGTCATCTTGGAGAGGGTGTATTCCCGTCTGTCCCACGCCGTTTCAAAGTCAATAACCAGCACCCTCTTGAAAGGTAGGTTCAATGTTTAGTCTCCTCGTTGTTGCTCTTGAATGTGTCCGCAAACACTTCCGCTGATGCGCGGACGATGGACGCAGACTCAATAAAGCTAGCGTTCAGCCCCATCGTGGTCAGATACCCATCGGCACTGGCCACCACCAGGACACCTTGCGTGTCCTCTTCGACGAACGTGCGCAGGATCAGCTTGATGGCCTTGATCAGCGCCTTCTGCTGATCGTCCGGCATCGCCGCTATCTGCGCATCCATTCTGGCGTAGTACACCTTGTCGTCTTCACTCATTACCTCTCCTAGCATGCAGCCACTCCTGTAGTTGGTTTATGTTGTCTTCGTTGATCACGAAGGTCGTTCCTCCTGTGGCCTTTATCTTGGCCATCTCAGCCTCTTGTAGGGCTGTGGTTTTCCCCTTGCCTGCCTTGGCTTCCACCGAGAAGAAGTGTCCGCCGATGCAGCAGAGGAAGTCGGGCACCCCTGCGTGGCCGTAGCCACTGCCGATGGGCATCGCGTAGTAAGCGCCAGTCTTTTCCAAGATCGCCTTGATCTTGTCCTTGACCTTGCGCTCAGGTGTCGCGGCCATGTCTGCTCCTGTATTTGGGTAAGGGGGTGATGCAGATTCCTAGCCCCCTTGGTCTAGGTGTGGAGGTCTTGCGCAGCCATTTACTGAGGCGACACTGCGCAAGGGCAAAGATGGGTTGCATCTGCAAGGCTTGCCACCGTTACCTAACCATGCGGTCGCCCTATGGATTCTTCGCCTGCTCTACCTCAAGCAGCTTGTCGATATAGTGACGCGCCTTCTTGAGGTCTTCTATTCCGTTCTTGTGTCGCCACCGGCTGAGGTACTTGACGGCGTTGCCATCCAGGTAGCCAAGATTCCAGCTAACGATGGCGTCCCAGGGTTCGATTTGGAACTGCTTGTAGTGTCCGCCTCCTTCTTGACGCGCATTTGCTCGTAGTAGGCTTTCTCCTGCCTCGATGTCCTTATCGTCTGATCGTTCCGGTGCGGGTTGTTGTGCAGTCCCAGTCTTAAATCTTCTTTCGTTCCCACCGTCGTAAAGCGTGTTCCACAAGTCTGACACTCGTATCTCCTTCGTTTCAGTCCACCAGTTGTGGTTCGGGTTTCAAGGGCTCGGCTACTGGCGCCGCACTCGGGGCATTGCATCTCAACAACTCCATGATCTTCATCTGCTTCTTCTTGGTGCGGTAAGCACGCTGCCGCTCGGCCTGCGTCTTCTTCTGACGCCGCTTGTCGGTGCCCTCACCAAGTTTGTAGATTTTCGCTAGATCACGGCCACGTGGGTCTTTCTCCCAGGCAGCAATATGGGCAGCGCCTGCGCGATGCAACTCCCTGGTGTATTGGCACACGGTCACGTAGTGCAGCCCGGTCATCTCCGCCATTTCCTGGCAGGTGTACGTGCCCTCCAGCAGCAGCTTGATTAGCTGCGCCTGCATGATGGCGTTGATCTTGATCTGGCGTTTGCCTTTAGGACTTGGCGGTGTCAGCAAGAAGTTTCTCCTGTAGTTCTTTGACGCGCTCGTACGCACACACGTAGTGCTCAGGCCCCCATGCCCAGCAGCCTTCGGCATGGCTTCCGATGTGGTTGATGTAGTTGGCGATGTCGCGTGCCAGTTGGTCGCGGTCGATGGGCTGCGGGGCAGAAGAAGTGCTGATAGTAGTGTTGATAGTAGTCCCCCGCAGGTAGGCGTGGCACTGCATGAGGAGCTTGATGTGGTTCATTGCCGATCCTTTATGTTGGACAGCCGCTGCCAAACCATCTCGGCTTCTTCAGGCGCCACCTCAGTTGAATTCTCAAACAGCGTGCCGTCTTCCATCATCTGTTTGATCCCGGCAACCAACTCATCGAGTTCTTCCTGAGTGCCCTCAAAGTTATCAAAGGCTCCTGGTGCAAACACAATCTCAAGTTTCTTTTCCGTCATGTCTTTTTCCTCAATCGGATCAGTTCGTCAAGCATCCGCTCCATCTGATCTGCGGCGTGTAGGTGGAACGGGCTTATGGGGATTTTGCTTGCGAGGGTTCTCATCATGCCGATGGTCACCCGCGCTGATCTTTCAGACACTTTCTGTTTTGACTTGGGCTCCGCATCTATCTGCGCCAGTACCTTGGCCCCCTTCTGGTTTGCGTTGTGGTCGCCGCTCATAACTCGCCGTCCTCGATCTTCTGCTTGATCATTCGGACGAACATGTCCATCTGTGATTTGGACATCTGGAACACCGACTTGCGCGATCCCATCTCGTAGCCTGCCGTGAAGATTTCCTTGGCGAACTCCTTGGATACCTCGGTTACCGGCTCGTCGTCTTCATCGCCTTCCCACCAGTCTTCAAACGCCTCGTCCAGTTCTTTGTTCATTCCTGCCCCCTCGCTCTGATTGCTGCGGCGCAGTCCATCGTTGCTGCCTTCCATGTGCTGTCTTGGTTCCAAGCCAAAATCTCACACACATTTGCACACGCCTCGCGCTCTCGTTCTGCCACCAGTCGAGCAAAGTGTTCGAACGAAGCGATACCCGTGCTAGAAGCGACCAGGAAGTGACGGTCGATGTAGGCATGCGCCTTGTTTGCCATGTCGATGATTTCGTCGCGGGTCATTTCGTCTCCTCCTGCTCAATCGGCACATCGCGCCATTCGCCGTGGACTTCCCCGATAGGTATCGGGTCACCGAAACCCATGCTGATGGTTCCCATACTGGGCCTCTCCCACCACTGCTGAAGGATGCGTCTTTTTACCGAGCGGAAAACTGATTCGTCCGGGAAGGACTCTACTGGCTCACTCACCATGCGCTCCACGAAGCGCAGTCTGTTTGTCGGGGTCATGCTTTGCCCTCCAACCGTTCGCGCAGGGCGGTGATGACGTTAGATGTACGCACCAGTTTTGTTCCGGCAAATTGCTCCAGCGCTTCCAACGCCTGCCGCAGCAGGGCGGTGTCGTCCTGCTCAAGCTCCGCAAGCGCGGGGCGCAGGGCGGTGATGGCTTCTTCGGTTTGTTTCCAGTTTTTTCTGGTCAACCCTTTTTCCCAACATGACTCCAACGCCTCAAGCGCCTGCTGCGCTGCTTTTCTCAGTGTTGTCATGCTTGCTCTCCTGCCTTTGCGATGACTGCAGTAGGGGTTAAATATCCACCCGCACCGACAGGAACTCCGATAGGAACTCTGATCGTTTCAAGACGCTCGATAAGGCGCCTGTTTTCCACATGTAGGTTTTCGTTCTCTTGAAACAATCGTCGCAGTTCGGCGGCAATGGCATTTGTGTCGCAGTCTTCGGGCCACTCTGTTTCAAGTTGTTCAGCCAAGCGCAAGGCTTCGGGTTGTGTTGTCATGCTTCACCCCCAATCCCGTGTGCGCGTTCGATGGCGCGGGCGAAGGCCGCAATGTCAGCGGCCAGTTTCGGTTCCGCTGCGGGATGAAACGGCCACAGTCCTTGATACTTGCGCCATATCTCCTCATCCGTCAGCGGCTTGCGCTGCGGGGAGGGGCCAAACACCGGGAACAGCCGAACCCAGTTCACTTTGCTGTACGGGAACATCAGGTCGTAGGGATAGCTTGATGGTAGTTCGTCCTCATACATCCACGCCATCGGCTCTTGCACAGGCTCCGCAAGCGCGTTGCGGAGCGCCGCGAGTGCATTAACGTGCTCTTCAAAATGAGGGATGTCGAGGCTTTGTGCGTACTCCAACG